CCGGAAGGAGGGGGCGAGTCCTGTAGCGCCCCCCAAGTTTAACTTGGTTTGCTACAGGTCACTCTTGCGAGTGTTCGCGTAAGAGTCCCCACTCGGGGTCCAACGGCTATCGATTATTCTCACCCTTCTCGTGTACCTATTCATTTAGGGAGCCTTGTAACGGGCTAACCCCCCAATCTACAATGGTTAACATTGGAGACTGGTGAGACCGATATCTTTAAGACCTCAGAACACCAGGAAGAAGAACCTGATAAATTGAGTACTCAAATGTTACCAATAAACAAATTCTTCGTTCTCTCCAACCTTTCTATGATAGAAAGATGGAAGTAAGACCAAAGAGTTTGGTTAGGGTAGTATCTCTCGTACTTGTATGGCTATAGAAGAGAATTTCTCATCTATTTCATATAAGTTTTCGAAATTTTGAGTGTATCCTTTAGGCAATCGATCTGCGAATGCGGACACGGGGCCCAGAGGAAACAGTCAAATTCATCAAGAACCTTAGAGCTTATTTTGTTGCCTCCCTTACGGGAGCCGACATTAGAGCTCAAGGGTTCAAGGTGATAGACGGTTATCCGAGATGTTTCGGGGACAAGTTGATTAAATTGTTGAAAGAGGATTCATATAGGCGATTTATCGCTATTAGAATTCTTCTTACAATTCTTTATTCAACTCGTGCCTAGCATATTGGTAAGATTCCAAATTTTGAGAGTATTAGTGCCCCGCCAATTGCGGTGCCTAAAGTCTCTGATGAGGAAATCTTCCAATTTTGGAAATATCTCGGGTTCTGGGGTCGTAAGGGCCTGGAACCATCGATGCCGAAACGGGTGGTATTCTCATCTTACCACTTTACTACTAAATCCGGACCTAATGGACACGCTATATGGACTGCCATGGATGACCTTCGGGTCCTCCCTGAGCAGCTCAGACAGTGTATCTATTAGCTAGGAGGTAGTAAACTGAAAGATAATATGACCTTGCTCTTGAATAATAGTTCTCTTTTCGGTTTTACATCGAAAAGGTCGGAACTAGTAACAAGACGGATCTCTTGGTTTCCTGATAAAGAAGATAAGATGCGAGTTATTGCTATTTAGGACTATTGGTCCCAATGTGCTCTAGCTCCCATGCATAAATTCCTTTACAGTAGACTAAGTATGATCCCACAAGATTGTACTTTCGATCAGGGTAAGCTTTAGGAACAAATGGCAACCCTTAAAGGAAAGAAGTATAGTTGTGACCTTACGGCCGCAACTGACAGATTTCCTATTAAGGTAATTGCCCAAGTTCTTAAAGGTAGATTTCCGAGCAGGGTAATTGATGCCTGGGAATATATTATGGTGGGACTTCCATTTCATCGAAATGAGTTGTCGCCTATAGTATATAGTGTTGGTAACCCAATGGGTGCCTACACGTCCTGGGCTTCTTTTGCTCTTGCTCATCATTTCATTGTCTACTCTGCCTGTGTAGAAGCTAAGAAGGTTTGGAGAAAAACTCCATATGCCCTCCTTGGTGACGACATAGTCATTGCAGATAGTGAAGTGGCGGAAATTTACTTGAGAAAGATGTCAGAACTTGGTGTAGAGATTAGTTAGGCTAAATCCCATATATCAGATGATACATTGGAATTTGCTAAACGTCTCTTCCACCGTGGTACTGAAATCTCTCCATTCCCTATCTCTGCCGTTCAAGAGATGAGTTCACGCGATTTTATGATCGCGGAGCTTATGTCTGAACAGTTCAATAGGGGATGGACCCTTCCCTCTGTGGAGAGTTCTGTTGCGAGTTTCTACGAAGTAGTATTCGCGGCTAATTCCTGTTTCAGGAAGAAAGTCGCTGGTACTGCCTTCGCAGTTTCTCAATAGAATTTGGCAATTAAGGGGAAGATTCTGGGCTGTGATTTCCTTAAGGATTTCTCAGTGCGGAATAATCTCCCAATGTTCTGTGAGTTCACAAATGATGATTTCGAAAGAATTCTGTCATTTGCGGCTCTAGAATCATTTGCCGACGCCAACGAAGCTATGAAGAAAGATGAGGAACCACTTGGAGATCTTGCGATCTCTTTGGTGGAACACATCCTTCTTGATCCCTTCGCTATAAGAGCTGATGATCTCCCGTCTGCACATCCAATCACCTACGCACATGGGTAGGTGTCTGAGATGTATACAGACTTGAGTAAATCAGCCTTGGCGGTTTCCATTGAGGGTCGTGACTGGCCAAGACTCCTTAAGATTATACCTTAGCCTAAATCTGACAGAATTTATTCTGAGAGATCTAGTCATTAGGTTCTTAGGGCTCTAAGCCAAGTCGCGTCCAAACTAACTGGTCAACTTCAGCAATTCTATTACTAGAAATGTTTGGAGAACCGGTTAATCCGG